GCTCACCACAGGCATTCATGTCTGTAAACGTTGTATCTAACCTACAGGTACAAGTTGCGATCTACGGATTTATGGCAACAATCGCCAAGATGCCTTACGGAATTATCAAGTACGCAAAGGCCTAATTAAGTAAATCAGTAATCTCTGGGGTTTAGTAGCCCTAGCCCCAGAGAGCTATTAGCAAAGGAGTAGAGATGCCAGCAAGTTTTGTTACAGTTGCCGAATTGCGAGCGAATCTCGGAATTGGTTCTCTCTACTCCGATGCGACAGTAGAAGAAGTTTGTCAAACCGCAGAAGATTTATTAAAACAATACCTATGGTATAACGATGCACCAGTAGTGGCAGCTGGATTACAAAACAATGTAGCCACATTAGTATTAGCAAACCCAGGTATGTTTGTTAAAGGTCAAACAGTGTCTATTGATGGATGCGGCAATATTTATGGTGGCCCACACGTAATAACTGGCACAATCCCTGGTATTAATATTCCTGTAAGTATTAGCACAGCATTCTGGTCTTTCTTCACCAACTATTCATGGCCTAACGGATATTCATTTATTCAGTTTTCCAAAGTACACGCAGACGATCCATTCCATCGCATTGTGCCAAGCGGTACAGCCTCAGGCCCAGATACTAAAGATGTCGATTATGCGCAAACCCCTGCCATTCGGGAAGCGGCAATGATTCTTGCCGTTGATATCTGGCAAGCTAGACAAGTTAGCCAGACGGGTGGGGTAGGTATGGATGGGGTCAGTGCTAGCCCTTATCGGATGGGTTATCAGCTGATTAACCGAGTGCGTGGCCTCATCCAGCCTTATTCAGCACCATCATCTTTGGTGGGATAATGCCAGCCGCAATAACAACATTACGCAGCACATTAGCGACAACACTTGCCAATGCTGGCGTGTGGTCAGTATTTAGTTTTCCACCTGCAACACTATTAGCCAACGCAGTAGTTATAACCCCAGGTGATCCTTACATAACACCATCTAACAATGATGAAATAAGTGTTAATCCGTTGGCAACTTTTAGAATACTTATTACTAAACCAGCATTAGACAATCAAGGCAACCTGGCTGGTATGGAAGATTACATTTTGGCAGTAGTAACTAAACTGGCTGCCGCAACCTATCAGATGAATATATCTAGCGTTTCTGCACCAGCAATAGTTAACGCAGCTAGTGGCGACTTGCTAGTATCAGAAATTACTGTATCAATCCTAACGAGTTGGAGTTAAAATGGCATATCAAGGATTAACAGAAGAAGAAAAGAACTTTCTGGCCAAGACAGGTCAGATTACACACACACCAGTAGCGGTTAAAAAACCTGCTTACAAAAAAGAAGAGGAGCAAGACTAATGGCCGTATTTTTATCCAATGGTGCGGTAGTTACTCTTAACAGTGTTGACATTTCAGCATATGTAACAGGGGTTACTATTAACCGCAGTTTTGATGAATTAGAAATTACAGCAATGGGCGACACAGCTCACAAGTTTGTTAAAGGACTAGAGGCATCAACAATTACCCTAGACCTGCTTAACAATGATGCAGCAAGCGGCACAGGTGCAGTTACTGCAACCTTAGCGGCAGCCTGGGGTACTACAGTACCGCTAGTAATTAAGCGTTCTAACGCAGTAATTAGCACTACAAACCCAGAGTATCAAACTACAGTTTTGGTAAACAATACCCAAGACCTAAATGGTGCTGTTGGCGACATATCAACACAGAGCATTACATTTACTTGTAACTCAGTTATAGTAGTAGATACAACACCTTAATTAAGGAGCAATAATGGCAAAGCTAAAGATAACAAGGGCTAATGGTGAAGTCACAGAGCACAAGATAACACCAGGTGTCGAGTACGCTTTCGAGTTAAAGTACGGATCAGGTATTAGTAAAGTCCTACGTGAGCATGAACGTCAGACCGAGATTTATTGGTTAGCGCATGAGTGTTTACGTAGGGCTAACGTAACTGTACCTGTATTTGGTATCGAGTTTATAGACAGCTTAGATACTGTAGAGGTATTAGACGAAGAAAAAAAATAGCGCAGCGGGATTCAACACTTTATACGATAGCCAGCCTATCTGTTGAACTGGGGATTCCGCCTAGCGAGTTTATCAATATGGATGCTGAAATGCTTAGGGCAATAATCCAGGTGCTTTCAGATAGAGCTAAGGAGATCAAAAATGCCAGTAGAAATCGTCGGCGTTAAAGATGTCATTAATGGCTTAACCTTTATTGATGAAGATATGTATAGACGTGTTAAAGCAGCCGTAGAACCCGTTATGAAGGGTGTAGAAGCTAAGGCTAAAGGATTTGTAGTGGGCAATAATGAGGTGCTATCAGGCTGGTCTAAGCCAATATCATCTACTGTCGATTATCGCCCATTCCCTAAATATGATGCAGCTACTGTCCGAGGTGGTATTGGATTCAAAGAGGGTCAAAACCGCAGGTTTAGTAATGGCTATACAGTAGAAAGTTATGTTTACAATATAAGCGCCGCAGGTCGTATCTATGAAACCGCAGGTAGATTAAACCCACAAGGCAGAGCGCCATTTACTTCTGTTGCAGAAGGTGGCGGCACAATGGCATTTAAGCAATCAGGTAGCAGAAAAAATAGAAGCCGATCTACATCTGCATATAATTCTAATAATCCGTTCGCTGGGTATCAGTTTGTTACTGACTTACCTACTCTTACATCTCAGCCTAAAGTTAAAGGCGCTAGAGGTGGTGGTCGTAAGACTAAAGGCCGTTTGATTTACAAAGCATGGGCGCAAGATAGTGGTGATATTTATGGCGTAATTGTAAAGGCGATTAACTCTACAGTTACACACTTTAATAAGACTACTGAAAAGAAGGTTGCATAATGGCCAATATAGTCGTATCGGCACTCAGCACCTTTAATAACAAAGGCCTTAAAAAAGGTAAGAAAGAAATCAGTGCTTTTGAAAAGCAAGTTAAAAACTTTGGCCGCACCTTTGCCGCAGCATTTTCAGTAACAGCATTAACTAGATTTAGTAGAGAAGCAGTAAAGGCTTTTGCAGCTGATGAGAAGGCCGCCAAAGCATTAGAGATCCAGTTAAGAAATACAGGTTATCAATTTAGCGCACCTGGCGTTGAACTATACATAAACAATTTACAGAGAGCCACTGGCGTATTAGATGATGAATTACGCCCAGCATTCCAGCAATTACTTACAGTAACTGGCTCAATTACTAAGAGCCAAGATGCCCTAAATACTGCTATGGATGTATCGGCTGCTACAGGTCGATCATTAACACAAGTTACTACAGCCTTATCACGTGCTTATGCTGGCAATACTACAGGGTTAAGTAGATTAGGTGCTGGCTTAGATAAGAACTTATTAAAGGCTGGCAATATGGATGACATCATGGCCGAACTTAATAACAAGTTTTCAGGCCAAGCCGCAGCTAGATTAGATACCTATGCTGGAAAGTTAAGTTTAATATCTGTTGCCGCAGCTAATTCACGTGAGATTATTGGTAAAGGTTTATTAGATGCATTAAGTGCTTTAGGTAAAGATAACAGCATTGCAAGTGTAACTAATAGCATGGAAGATTTTGCTACTGCTACTAGTGAGGTATTAGTCGGGCTAGGTAAGGTAGCGGGTAAATTAAAAGAGATCACAAATATCCCGGGTATAGATGGATCATTTTTAAGAAACGTGCCTGGCATTGGTGCAGTGCTAAGAGCTACAGAAGCATTAAGGGGCGCAGGTCGCCAGCAAACAGATAGAGGTGGTTTAGAAAGAACCGCAGGTAGAGTTAATGCTCAACAAAGAAAACAAGAAGAACGAGCAATTAAAAACTCTGTTGCATTACGCAAAACTGAAAACGATCTATTAAAGAAAAAGACAGCTGTAGATCAATTAAAAGATAAGTTTGATGTTGAGCGCATAGGCTTAACAGTAGCCCTAAATGAAGCAACAGATAAAGAAACAAAATTACGCATACAAGCGCAATTAGCCATATTAGATAACAATGAAGCACTGGCTAAAAAGATATTGGCTGAAATAAATGCGGCTAAAGCTGCCGAAGAATTAACGGAAGCATTTAGAAAAGCAATTAGAGATTTATTAGATAATGTTAAGCCTAGCGTAGATAAATTAAAAGAATTAAGCATGGGTGCATTACGTTCAGAAACTAGAATGATTCTTGATTATGCTGCACCAGCCGTAAGTGGATTACAACAATTGATAGCACCTACTCAACCTGGCACTTTTGAAGATTTAAGAGGTAGCATATCTGGTCTATTAGAGCAATCTAGACCTAGCGTTACAGGACTTCAAGAATTGTTAGCAGGAATACAGAGAACCTCATCACCTACAATTAATCTAACAGTAGATGCTAGTGGTGATAAATTAAGCCAGGCTATTGCAGAAAGCATCCAACTAGCTGGACGTAATGGTTATAGCACAGTACCAGCTGGATTTATAGCATGACAGTACCAGTAATCAATGCAGTAATTAACTTTAGCACTGGCCCTAGTTTTGCTCAGGCTATTATTTTTGATTCAGGTATCTTTGGCACAAACGTTTTTGCAGATTCAGCGGCTGTAATCGTAGATGTATCTAATCAGGTAAACAGAATAGAAACTAATAGAGGCCGTACTGCACTTAGTGATGAGTTTCAAACAGGTTCGCTTACTCTACGCATAACAGATCAAAATGGTGATTTCAACCCACAGAACCCATCTAGCCCATATTACAATCTATTGACACCTATGAAGAAGGTGCAGATTACTGCCACCTATGGCTCAGTTACTTATCCTATATTTGCAGGATTTATTACAAGCTACGTTACTACCTATCCAGATGATGGAGAAGGTATAGCAATTACCACCATACAAGCTGTAGATGCTTTTAGATTAGCGCAGTTAGCACAGATAAGCACAGTGGCTGGCACTAGCGCAGGTCAATTATCTGGTGAACGTATTGACGATATATTAGATCAGATTTCATGGCCAACATCTCAACGTGATATTGATCCAGGCTTAACTACATTACAAGCAGATCCAGGCACTAACCGCACAGCACTACAAGCTTTGTTTACAGTAGCCAATTCTGAGTATGGCGCTATCTATGTCAGTGCCGATAATAACTTCGTATTTCAAGATAGAGGGGTGACGGCTGGATCTATTGGCGGCACACCCACAGTGTTTGCAGATGATGGATCTGGTATATCTTACTTTGATGCAACCTGGATACTAAATGACGTATTGGTGTTTAACAAAGCCACAATTACTAGAGCTGGTGGTAGCCCACAGGTAGCCCTAAATCAAGCCAGCATAGATAAATACTTTCTTCACAGTTACTTTTTAGATAACCTACTTATGCAATCAGATGCCGTAGCCCTAGATTATGCCCAGGCTTATGTGGCCTCTAGGCAAGAAACCACTATACGGGTAGATGCCATAGTCCTAGATCTATACACCCCTAGTTACAATTCAGGCATAGTAGCCGCTTTAGACCTGGACTTTTTTGATCCAATCACAGTTAAAACTACCCAGCCTGGTGGATCACTCTTAGAAAAGACTTTACAGATTTTTGGGGTAAGAATGAATATAACCCCGAATAGTTGGAAAACCACCTTCACAACGCTAGAACCAGTGATAGATGGGTTTATAATAGGCAACGTAGATTACGGGGTCTTAGGCCAGAACGTTTTATCTTACTAAGGAGTAAAAATGCCACAGGGTTTACCAGCCGCCACAGGTGATGTTTTAACAGCTGCTAGTTACAATTCGCTAGTTGCCTTTACAGTAGGTACTGCCAACACAGGCGATTACACAGCTGTATTAGCAGATCAGTACCAAGTATTAGAAGTTATGAATAAGGCAACTGCTATAGCCTTTAATATTCCAACAGATGCATCCGTAGCATTTCCAGTAGGTACTGCAATTACAGTATTAAATATTGGTGTGGGTTTATGCACAATTAGCGCAGTAACACCAGGTACTACTACAGTGTTAAGTGCTGGCGCAGTTGCAGCATCTCCAACCCTTGCACAATACAAAACAGCCGTTTGCATTAAGACAGCTGCTAATACATGGTATGTGGTAGGCGGAATTGCTTAATACAATCCTTGGTAGTTTATCTAGCGGTGTGGCGGCTTCCACAAACAGTTATGAGTCTATTGCTACTACAACTGTTGGCGCAGGTGGTAGTGCAAGTATTGACTTTACTTCAATACCTTCTACATACACACATTTACAATTAAGAGCAATAGGTCGCTCTAGTGGCGGTACTACTGGTGGCGGTTTTATAATTGTTAGATTTAATTCTGATAGCGGTAGCAATTATGCTTATCATTTATTGGGCGGAGATGGAAGTGGCACTGCCGTATTTGGTGGTGGTAATCAAACAGAAATGGTATCTGAAAGATATCCGTTAAATGGTGATGGTTCTACTTCCATATTTGGTACTTCAATTATAGATATTTTAGATTACAAAAATACAAATAAATTTAAAACTTTAAGAAGTTTTGGTGGATTTGACAGAAATGGCGCTGGTGCTGTTTATGTGGATAGTGGTTTATGGCGTAACACTAATGCAATAACTTCTATAAATCTAACAATGTATTTAGGTAATTTTGTTCAGTATTCCCATTTAGCCTTATACGGAATTAAGGGGTAATAATGACAGTTACATATGAAAAGATAGCAACAACTACTTTAGGTAGTGCGGCGGCTTCTTATACATTTTCTACTATTCCAGGCACTTATACAGATTTAGTTATGGTTGCTTCACTCACAAGTGCTAATGATGGTACAGCTTTGCAATTTAGATTTAACAGTGATTCAGGTTCAAATTACTCAAATACTTTTTTAGAAGGTTCAGGGTCTAGCGCTACAAGTAGCCGTGAATCTAATCAAACTGCTATACAGATTTCTTTTAATGTTGGAAATAACAGTACAAACCCAAGTGCTTCTATCATTTCAATTAATAACTATTCAAACTCAACTACTAATAAAACTTTATTAGCAAGGTGGAATAGCGCAACTGGTGGTACATACCCAGGCACAGCAGCAGCAGTTGGCTTATGGCGCAATACTTCCGCTATTACTGCGATTGAAGTTTTTATGGGTTCAGGCAATATAAACGCTGGCTCAACTTTTACACTCTACGGAATTAAGGCAGAATAATGGCAACTTATCAACTTATTAGTTCAGTAACAGTAGGCTCGGGTGGTGCGGCTGGCATGGCTTTTACTTCTATTCCTAGTACCTATACAGATTTATTAATCAAATTGACTACTAGAACTACTGGCGCAGGTGGTGCGGATGTATCTTTGAAGTTTAATTCAGCAACTACTAATTACAGTTACAGAGATTTAGAAGGTAATGGTTCAACTGCTGCCTCATATAATGGCACTTCCTTTCTATGGGCTGGTGAAGCAAACAGGGGTGATGCTACTGCTAGCACCTTTGCCAATATAGAAATATATGTACCAAATTATGCAGGAAGTAATTACAAATCAATTTCTGTTGATTCGGTAACTGAAAATAATGGCACTTTAGCCTACGCAGATTTACTTGCTGGATTGTGGTCAAATACTGCCGCTATTACTGCTATTGATTTAATTTTAACTTCAGGAAACCACGCTCAATACAGCACGGCTTATCTATATGGAATATCTAACGCATAAGGAGAAATGATGACTAACAAAATCGTAGTAGATTGCTCAACAGGTGAGGTGCAAGAGATTGCATTAACAGCCGAGGAGATCGCAGAGCGTGAGGCTATGGCTGCCGAATATGCAGCACAGAAGGCACAAGAAGAAGCTGATAAGGATGCTAAGGCGGAAGCCAAAGCTGCATTGTTAGACAAGCTAGGCATCACAGCCGAAGAAGCACAATTACTTCTAAGTTAATGAAACCAAGATTATGCGCAGCTGGGGTGCAGTTAAGAGATCAGGTTGATACCTGGTATCCAGATCGCCGCACTACCAGTGATGGGTGGATTGGTGATGCTCGTCATTCCGCCACCAGATCGGATCATAATCCAGACGAATCTGGGATCGTCCGAGCCATTGATATTGATTCTCGCCTGGATACATCCGAGCAGCTCTCGATATATTTGGCTGACCAGATCAGAGTCTGTGCTAAAACCGATAAGCGCATATCTTACGTAATCCATAATGGCTTTATTGCATCAAGAAGGTTTGGATTTAAGTGGCGCAGATACCGGGGTATCAACCCACATAAAAAACATATACACGTTAGCTTTACAAAGTTAGGCGATAAAGATTCTAAGCCGTTCGATATACCACTACTAGGGGGCAAGATATGAAAATAACAAAGAAGCAAAAAGCAATACTAAAGTCCTACGCACGTGGGGTATTAGTATCTTTCTTAACATTTTTAGCAAGTAATGAATTAGGTTTAGATCCAGCACTGTCTGTAGTAGTTGCAGCACTTGCTGGTCCAGCAGCTAGGGCTTTAGACAAATCCGATAATGCCTATGGCGTCGGTGCAGATGCAAAATGACACCGAACGAATGGGTCGCCTTTGGCGTTGGCGTTTGTTCTATCGCAGGCGCTTTATTAGTGGCTCTACGCTGGGTTATTAAAAGTTTTTTAAGTGAGTTAAAACCTAATGGTGGTAGCTCTATGAAGGATCAATTAAATAGATTAGAACAGCGTGTCGATGATCTGTTCTCTATCATAAGTAAGTCATAATTTCAATATGGCTACTAAACGCAAACCAAAGAAGATGGTGCGTAAGCGCAGGACTACTAAAGAGCCTGTCTTAACTAAGCTAGATTACTGGGCTATTGCAGCCAATGAAGTATATAAGGCTTGCCGTAAGAATGGCATGGATGAATCTACAGCTCTAGCCTTTGCTATGGATCGTACAAGTTATCCAGATTGGATAGTTGATACTACAGATCCAATAAAAGATCCCTTAGATGATTATGAGGAAGACGATTAAAGCCAATCGTAGATACTTAGTAACACCAGATTTACAAATACCACTGCACCACCCTAAAGCTGTATCTAACCTGATTAAAATGGTTAAGCGGGAGAAGTTTGATTATGTATTAAATGTCGGAGATGAAATGGATCTCGGCAGCCAATCACGTTGGGCAAAAGGCACAAAATTAGAGTTTGCAGAAACATTAGATCAAGAAAGAAAATTAGGCCAGGACATCCTTTTCGACCTAGGCACTACAGATATTGTTAGATCAAATCATACAGATCGCATTTACCAGACTTTGTTAAAAGGTGCGCCATCCCTTATTGGATTGCCAGAATTAGATTATGCCAAGTTTATGGATTTTTCTGGCTTAGGCATACGATTCCACAAGAGAGCTTATGAGTTTGAAAAAGGTTGGCATTTAGCGCATGGCGACGAAGGCAACATGTCTAAGCATGCAGGTATAACTGCCTTAAATCTTAGTAAAAAGTGGCATTCTAGCGTAGTTTGTGGGCATAGCCACCGCCAGGGTGCAGTAAGACATCAAACTGGCTTAAACGGCCGTTATTCAACGATTTGGGGTATTGAGGCGGGGCATTTAATGGACATGAAAAAGGCTAGTTACCTAAAATATAACTCAGCCGACTGGAATATGGGCTTCACAGTGCTTAGTTTTGGCAAAAAAGGACACCAGGTAGAGCTTATCCCAGTTAATCACGATGGCTCATTTACCTATAACAGGCGGACTTACTCCTAATAACGTTATCAAATCGTTATCAAAATTAAGCCCTAAATCATCCACAAAGTCATACACAAGTGTCACACTATTGACATGCCACAAAGCGTGTGCAGAGAAGGTAGGGCTACAAATGAATAATATATGGCTAGAAGCTAGACAGGATGGTCTGATGTTTTTCTGGATCATGCTAGGTCTAGCAGTTTTAGTTATGATTGTATGGAAAATAAAAGACCAGGCGTTTGAGCGTGGTTACTGGGTTGGTAGATCAGCTGGCTGGAAAGCATCTATAGAGCATAATCAGAAGATTGAAAAACTAAGATCAAGGGCAGTATTTGATTATGACAAAAACTGAGGATCTATTTAATGAAGTCATTACTACGATCCAACAGCGTGGAAGTGTCTATGGACACCCATACTACAACCACCAAAGAATCGCAGGATTATGGTCTGCATATCTTGATCACCCAATCACACCACACCAAGTTGCTTTATGTATGGCGTTGGTCAAGGTTTCTAGGCTTACTGAAACTCCAGATCACTACGACTCAGTTAAAGACTTTATCGCCTATGGTTCTATCTATAGGACAGTGCTCGAAGCAGAACAAGACTCTGAGTTTGATTGGAGAGAATAATGGCGTTTGACCTAAGCAATTATGAAACAGTTGAAGAAAGACTAGAGAAGTGGTGGAAAGATAATGAAGACGGATCTATACAAACAGAACTTATTAATAGGCCAGGTGCAAATCCAGATGAGTTTGTGTTTGTTGCTAGGTTATACAGAACTACGGCTGATGCGATTCCAGTTGCTACTGGTTGGGCATCGGAGATCCGTACTGGTTCGAGCTTTAATAAGTTTGCTTGTGAGTTGGCAGAATCTTCTGCAATCGGGCGTGCTTTGGCTAACTACATCTATTCGAAAAAAGGTGCAAGACCTAGTCGAGTTGAAATGGAAAGAGTTGCAAACACTGGACAATCATTTACAGTAGAAAACAAGCTAGAAGATCCAGTGCAATGGGGCGAAACCGATTGGACTACAGCTGTGCCAGAAGCACCTAATCCACCACCTGAGTGTGGCTGTGCTAAAGGTATGGCATTAAAGAAGGGTTTAAGCAAAACAACTAAAAAACCTTTCTATGGTTATATCTGTTTAGATAACATCAAAGAACATGCTATCTGGGCTAAACAAACCAGTACCGGGGCTTGGTACTTTCCAAAGGATAAGGAGTAACTGTGGGCTATATTGCTTTCATAAATGGCCGTGGTGTCCACGTTGTCATGGATGATAATGGTGTGCATTTAGAGCAATCTGTTATTAAATGTGAAGTCTGTGATGATGATCGAGTATTTAAGGATGGCACGTGTTTTAGATGCCATGAGTTGATCAATCGTGACTAAGTTTAAATGTAATGGGTGCAAGCGTGACACTGAGTTCTTATGGCTTGATCAGACAGACATGCCAGATGGCTTCAAAATGTATCAATGTATGGATTGTGGCTGTGTTGGTGTTAAAAACATAGCTGAACAGAAGGATGCACCTAAAGACAGCAAGGTTAGTAGATGTAATAGTTGTGGGGCTTGGCAGTTTGAATCACTGCCTTGCCACACCTGTTTATTGATTGGAGCTCATGATGCCTAATTACGAATACAGTTGCAGAGAATGTGGGACGTATGGATCTATTTATCGCACATATAAAGAAGATGATCCTGGTATGGATTGTCCTAAATGTAAGATTGCTATGAATAGGCTGTACTCAGCACCAGGTATTGTGTTAAAGGGTAGAGGCTGGGGTAGCAAGCCATGAAGTTTGCTTATGCTGATCCACCATATTTTAAGCAAGGCAAAAAACATTATGGCAAATTACATGATCAGGCTGAAGTTTGGGATGGTAAACAAGCGCATTGGGATCTTATTGATCGGCTTATGATTGAATATCCAGATGGATGGGCTTTGTCATGTAATCCTGCAGATTTATCGTGGATGATTAAATATGATGATATTCGTATTTGTGCATGGACTAAAACATTTCACCAAATAAGACCTACTACTGTTCAGTATGCGTGGGAAGCCGTGTTATTACATGGTGGTCGTAAAGACAATAAACGTAAACCTATGGTTAGGGATTGGATGGCTAGCTCAATCGCCATGCGAAAGGGATTAGTGGGAGCAAAACCTTTAGTATTTAATTTATGGATATTGGATCTATTAAACTATCAAAATGGAGATCAATTAGATGATTTATTCCCAGGCAGTAATGGTATGGCTGAGGCATTGGCGCAAAAAAATGTCTGAGATTGGCTACGATCAAACCTGGCAAGAAGGCGATGATTTACGTATCACGACATGCCGTCTGACCTGCGGTTTTGTTCGGTGATTTGACACCATATGATACGCTCTAGATCGCATTCGCCCTCAAGGCGAAAAGGCGAGCCCCGTAGGGGATGGCTCGCAAGGTGCACGCTAGTTGGCACCGCTCTATTTGTAGCACAAATGAGTAGCCTTGAAAGAGCTGAATCTCAAGTTGTTAATAAACCTATGCATTACAAACAATATGCATTTATTCAGTTAAATCATTCATTCACAGAGTTCTACTGTTTAGATGAGTTATATCATAAAGAAAGTAGATGGAATCCTAAAGCTAAGAATGGTAGTCATTATGGCATACCACAAGGTAGATCTAAGTATCTTAGTAAAGTAAATGGATATAAGCAGGTAGAGTGGGGTATTGCATATAACATAAATCGATATGGTTCTATGTGTAAAGCATTAGATCACTTTAAGCGTAAGGGATGGCATTGAGTAAAGAAGCGTTAGGTAGTGGTAAGTGGAAGAAGATACGCATTACAGTATTAGATCGTGATGGTTGGATTTGTACCTACTGCGGTGCACCAGCTACGTCTGTTGATCATATATATCCACGTGTAAAAGGTGGTGATACATGGGCCTTAGATAATCAGCAAAGCTTATGTATGTGTATGGATAGCGTTTACCATGTTTAAGATCAATACCAGTTACCTCAAAACCAGCCCTAGCATAGCCAACAGAAGCTCCACCTACACCACAGTATAAATCTAATAACTTCATGGCTTACTACCCCAACCTTTACCCTTAAACACTAACCCAGGTGCTGAATACAGCCTAGTCATTAAAGTATGACATTTAGGACAATCCATAGTAGGCACATCCTCAGTAAATGATCTAAAGGTAGAGCCAAAGGTGCCGCACTCATTACAGCTAAACTCATACGTTGGCATTAACGCACTTTACCTAACTGGCTATTAATTAAGGCAGCACGACCTTTTTCGCCCAAAGCAGCTAACACCAATGGTATAAATATGCCTTTTTCAGAACCATCTATTTGTACAAATTTAAGATGTGGTGTTGGCATTAAAATACTGCAATCGGCATAATTCCATAAATTTTGAAACCAATAAGCTTTACTCATGGGTACTAGACAAATTCCATTGCCATGCTGCAAAAACTTGTCATGCCAGGGTTTGCCCTCGCTAAATGGTGGGTTCATCCAAACAAAACCTTCCCAATCCTGGGTTAAGGCATTATCTTTTAATGAATAATGACGTTTTGCAGGTATCCAATCAACTCCACCTTCAGGCGCACAAACATCTAAATCAAATTCTACGTTTAACGCTTCAAATATAAATTTAGGCGTGTATTGCTCATCACGTTCTTTCATTTTGCTCCAATCAACTGGCAAGTGTGGCAGACCACGGCTTCAAACTTCCAACCACCACACTTATCACATCTGCATATATCCGAGTCTGGTATATGCAAAGCTTCAACTATATTCTTAATTCCCACGCAACCGCAGCTAGTGCATTGGTAGAGTCTAAATCCTTCTGGCAGATCCTCAGAGTCAAGCCATAAGAACTCAGTATTACGTTTACATCCGTTGCACTTAAACTGCGTGTAATTAGTCACGATTAATCAACTCATGGCATCTAAAACACGTGCCCG